TTTGTTGGCAGTGATAGTAAAACCATAACGAGTATTGAGGAAGCTAACATACTTAGCGGCATACTCGCCAGTGCCGACATGATCATTGATCTGGCTAGGCGTTACAGTCTTGCCAAGCTGGAGGACAGCGAGGGCACGGATCTCAGGACGAATACCATTGGAAGCATTAACACGGGGCATAGTTCACTCCTTTTCATCATTTAATACGGATATTATAGCACAAAGGACGGATTAGGCAAGCGAAAAGGTATGTCAACGCCTGCGACAAATTGTCGCACCCTTGAATGTAAACCGCTGACATACCCTGTTGACATTAGCGGTTGTCCTTGTAAGACAGTTCATTCATATACATGGCCTGTGACGCACCGCCAGCATAATCAAAATCCAGAGACTTGATAATACCATCGACCATATCACGGTCGACCTTGAGACGGGAACGTTGATTAACATATTCTACCACATCGCCGACATAGTAGGCGCCTGCCTCAATAGCATCACCCACAAGATCCACGATTTCATTATAAGCATCGGACATATAAGACATATTAGATACCTCCAACGAGAGTGTCAAGGACAGATTGGTCAACATCTTGAGCGGCATAGCCACGCAACCATTGATTGATATGCTTTGAAGTGGTACGGGACCACTTATGATTGGTACGGATATAACCCTGACCCGGAATAAAAGCGGCTACCGGAGTCTGATAAGAAAAGAACACCTCAATACCTTGGCCGATATCGAGTTGGGTTTGATTAGCAGCAATCGGATGGAGTTTCATGTTTACTTTCCTTTCAGATTAGAGCGAGTTAAATTGATCAACAGCATCAGCCCAATCATAATCAAAATACTCATTTACTTTAGTCTGTAAAGACAAAAGAAACTCAGCAACAATGAACCCGAACACAACATTAACAGTCATGTAAGCAAAGAAACTATTCAACTTGAACAAAAGAGCGTTTTTCATGTTTACTTTCCTTTCTGATTATGTCTAATCATAACACAAAGGACGGAACAAATCAAGCGAAATCGTTTGTAAACAGGTGCGACATGATGACGCACCCATAGTCTATAGCTTTGGTAGTCTTTTGCGATTGTAGACAGACTTCTTGTCTACAATTACCTTTTGTCTACATTGAGGGCTTCGGAGTGCCTTCGCCACTGGATTTATCGTTTTGCGTTTCATCTTTCTTTCCTATCTCCAGATTGTGTAATTCGATAATGAGATGGATCGTTTGTAGTCTTAGACGATCTGCGCCAAGGCCACGCCAGGTCTCACTCTTTTCTTTTGCATCAATAAGTCGAATAAGTATCTCTCGTTCCTTATTGATATACTCAATTTGTTTAGGTGACAGTTTCATTACCGAGCCTCTACATTAAAATACGGATTGCTATAGTTTATAATATAAAACTTTTTGTATCGTTCAACGGCCACACGGGAGATACCACGGAACGTGATAGTTTTTGAATTGCTGCCAGGCAGATACACCGACAGATTGAAAGTCTTAACATTAGCCATTATATATCTCCTTTAGAAGTTAGCCGAGTCATCGAAAGCAAATGGATTTACTGGTTGAGTTTCGTCACCATTAGCAAATACCACAATGTCGTTTTCCTGCACCTCGCACACAGCACGATAATCCCAGAACCTATGAATAAAGTCTGGTTTACCAAACACAGCAACCGCCGTATGATAACGGTCATTTTTGAAACCGACAAAGTGGAGAGCATTAGTCATTATCTATCTCCTTCTCATGCCAATCGACGAGGATGCTTTCCTTGCAATGCATGTCTCTTTGCCATTGTATGGCATGGTTAAAATCCCAAAGCACACCACTGGTCGCCTCAAGAGAACTATCCGTGGTAACTACATAAACGTATCTGCGTTCTTCCACTAGTGTCACTTCATAAGTGGTCATTCAGGCACCATCCAGATTTGAACACCGTTAGCAGCAAACGCTTTACTATACACTACCACACCGACTTCACCCCACAGTTCGGTGTTATTCAACAACTCTATGGTAGGCAGATAAACAGTTTCATCGGTATGAGCATCAGCCATTTACTTCTCCATACAGTAATAGGTTACCTTACCCCAGTCGTTTGTTATGATCTTACCAGCGGCTTCACATTTGTCCTTAGAATAAAAGTCAGCGGAGACTCCTGCCTGACCATAATGAAGAAACACGATAAGAACCCATGTAGCAGTCATTAGTTTGTCCTATCAATAACGATCCACAGCAAAGTGCCGATAAAGGCAAACGTAGCAACCATACCGAGGGCTACATATTGCATGATTTTAGTTTCGTCCATCATATGAAAATATCCTCCAGTTCGTCCATATCGTTTATAGTGCCAGGAACAATCCAATATGAAATATCAGTTTCAAGGAGTAGATTGCCAAGGTACTGTGTGAAACAATAATCACGGGTGCCACGTTCATCGTAGATAGAATAAAACACCGTCATATTAGTTCTCCATGTTAGTAAGAGCGATTAACGCAAACGCAACAGGCGGAGCAAACATTACTATAAAGAGAACGATATCAGTCATCTATACCTCCAGAAGATCAAGAGTGCCAGGGACAATCCAAACAGACTCATTAGGCATTCGACGGATTGTGCCACAGTGATATGTCACCACCCAGTCGTTAGCGAAAGCATCGGGTTCCCACACCGTATAAGAGTAAATGTATCTCATTATATTTCCTCTCCACATTCACCAAACTTATAGATAGCATCCAGTTCTACTTTGCGTATTGAAACGTTTTCGTCCTTTTGATCCAGCATATACTGGCGAGCCTTGACATAATCAGAGAATATACCCAACAATTGCTCACCCTCATATTCCATGAACCATATTACAGCAAAAACTTCCATGATTATCTTCCTTTTAAGCCTTGAGATTTAAGACCAACCGATTTAGCACCTACATTCGACACGGTACCTTTAATCAATGGGAACGAGGTATTGGCCTTAGACCGTCTGCCTTGTTTACATACAGTGATTGTGCCGCCATTTTCGAAGTATGTAGACAGGGCTTCAAGGGTGTTATAGTTAAGTTTAAGATTGCGTTTTGTGAAGCGATCAGAGGCGTTCATGTTTACTTTCCTTTTCAGATTATGCCTAAGAATAGCACAACGGAACGGCATTGTCAATGTAAACTGGCAGCGATAGGGTGTGACAGGATGACGCACCTTTGTTTACAATCTACCGATAGCTATATGTAAACGAATGTCATCTAGGCCATACCGATATTCCGTATGGAGACGTTTTCCGTCTACATATATGTTATAACGACCGGAACGGCTATAACAAGGCTCACAACGCACCAATCGACCATTATAAGAGTAATAAGTGGACTTTTTACTCCGACCGTCCACCTCTTTAACCAAAACACGCAATTCGGCTTCGGCATTTCTAACAGCCAATTCGGCCTTACCTCGGGCAATCTCCATATCGGAGAGAGTGCGGGTAAGTTTAAAATATTCTTGCTTATTCATGATAATTACCTCACATCGGTGTTAAGGGCAGGGCATAGGTCACGGATCAGTTCCCGCTCACGGTGGTGCGCCTCCGTCTTGCCTCGCACCACCTCATAATAGCAGACCTCGAAAGCATCCGGACCGTATTTCCGTATCGCCTTGCATAAGGCCCAGTCCTTGCCTTCGGTCAAGGCACGGCGGACATGCTTTTGCCAGCGACGGATAACAGACTTGGACACGGCTGAACGGTCGACATACGTAACGCCGATATACTCTAAGCCATTGACGGACAAAGAATATATGACATGCTTACGGTCGGAACGGGCTTTGCGCTTTTTGTTTATCATGTTCACATTATAGCACAAGGAACGGAACAGGCAACAAAAAAGGTATGTAAACGACTGCGACAGGATGTCGCACCTGTAGCTTAGCCGTTTACATACCTATAAATCTACCGGAATAGTAGAGTGTTTACAATAGATCAGTGTTCGTAAAACTCGTCCACTTCATCAAAATCCTCAGTATGTTCCATCCATGCTTTCTTGAGGTTCTTTAATGGACGGCGATCCCGCATTTCAGAGGCGGGGCGTTCAAGGCGATTAGGTCCGCCATATCGCTTATCTTCCTCATATAGTTCAGCATAAATTGAATCGATCTTATGATTTACAATCTTACGAGTTTTCATTTCATATCACCCTTATTACTCTGGCAATAGTCCAGGAAATGCCTCATTTGCCAGCTTGGCGGTCAAATGAGGAACCTTTAGATCCTTCTTGATCATGTTGGCATAAACGTCGGCTTCATTCTTCTCTAATGATTCCAAAATCTGGATTAGCAACTGTTCTTTACGCTGCATAGTTAGATTAGGTGATACCTTTGGATGGCCTTCCATAAACAGATACACCTTGCTCAAGGCATCTGTCATGTGATTATAGGCGAAACCAACTGGTGTTTGTACCGATTTGTAGGTTGGCACTTTCTTGATGACAAACTGAACCTGTGGATGTAACGCTCCCATAATAACATTCTTTAGTGCCCAGGAATCGTTGTTACGAAGGACAGCTAGTCGTTCCTCTTTTGTCTTTGCCTTCTTAAACTCGTCAAAGACTTCATAGATATGTTTGTTGCTACTCATAATGTTTCCTTAAAAGTCACCGATTGATTCGATCATTGCCTTGAGGTTCTTCTTGATAAAGTAATCAAGCATCTTCTGTTTTGTAGCGGGCTTTGAACCATCAAATGCCTCTACAATCTTTTGTTGAACCTCAGTAGGGATATAGTCAAAATCAACCAAAGTTTGATTACGCTTAAAGCCACGAAGCATAGTATCATTGGTACAGAAAGTCTCCGCATCCTGTGATAGCCACTCCTGTAGACGCTTGCTATTTATAACCTTCTGGCGTTCACCGGCGGCGAAAGTGTTATCAGCCGACAGGAAGTTAGGCACGCCGTCACCACGATCACCTTTGATGATATGTTCTTTGATGAACATCTTTGGGTTATCAATCTTGATGAAACGCTTTAGAATAGGTGAATACTGCGTTACATTAGGATATTTTTGTAGCTGACCAAAGTCCTTGTCAGACGACAGAATGAGGATATTACCATGAGGTGCCAGTCTAGCAGTTAGAACGGCAATCACATCATCGGCCTCGGCACCATATGCATCGATCACCTTATAAGGGAAGAACTCTTTTAGTTCGTCTCTAATCTTATTGAGAGTGTCAAAGATCATGCCCCAATCAAGACCAGAGGCCTCACGGTCATGCTTGCGCTGGCTCTTATAGAATGGAAAGAAGTCACGACGCCAATAGTGTTTGTTATCGCAACAAAGCACCACATTAGGATACTTTGCTTTGAACTGCTTCACATTGGAACGGATTGTATTGATACACATATGGCGGACTAGATCCTCACTTATCACATTGTCCTTAGCAACATGCTTGAGGTGCTGCATTAGGTTAGAGATAAGAACCTGATTGAGGTCTATAAGCATATAAGACATTATATATTCCTTTATTGTGATACTTGTATTATATCACTCACTATCACCGTTGTCAAGTTTTTCTTTAGCAACCTCTTCAATCATGGCTGCAATTCTTTCAGCTAACTGTTCCTTGGTTAAGCCCTCACTGTTTTCAAGGAGTTTAACATTGTCATCGATAAAGTCATGTAGGTGATGATCAAGACCAAGGGAACGATATACAGCCGCACGTAACGCATCCACGACCAATACAAAGTCTTTAGCAAAGACCTTATCAGCCACTTCAATGTTATAGTTATCCAGTTCTGTTAGCAAGAAACCAGAAAGTTCATCGACAACCGAATCCGCAAACTTTTGATCAGCTTTGGCTTGTCGTGATATCAATACTTCCGCAGGTACGTCTCTGACGACCTTGTGTTTGGGGAACTCGATTACTTTCTCGGTCATTTTTTGTCCTTGTTCTTAAATTCTTGGAAGATAGAGAATAGCACGATATACCATGTGGCTACACCAACTATCATACCAAGATATATAAACGTCCAACCAAAAGCCTCTCCGTTCATTTAAGCACCCTCAATAGTATTGTTTCAGCATTGATACGTCCAGTTGCCTTACTCTCTTTAGTAGTTAGGCATTTCATAATGTTTCGCAAGTCAACCTTGCCTGCCTTTAGAACTTGATTGACTTGTTCTTCTGGCTTTCTTAGCTTCTTTGTGATCGAAGCATCTGTATCAAATCCGATAATCGTAGTCCCTCTGACCGAAAGGCCTGAATGACCCACGGCATGATAAACAGAAAGATTACGAGTTTTGTGATTGAACACCCAAAGTTGCGAAGCACCGATGATTCCTTTCGGGTCTATACTGGTTAGATTATCAGCAGAGGTACAATAGTTCATCTTAGAAACTAGAACACCAGCAGGCTTAACCTTCTTCTTACGTGGCTTGCGAACAGCCTGACCAGCAGAATGTAGTTCTGTCATATGGTCAATTATTCGCTTGATGAAAAGCCCCATGATCTTAAGAACCGGCTTACGCCACTTCTTATACGCTTCCACAAGGTCGGCGTCTTTACCGGCTTGGGCTTCGGTGATTTCTTCGTATTGAGGACGGAAGTGTTCTGCAATCCTCGTCGCAATTTGCGGTTTAATTCCCTTCTCAAGGGACCACTTCTTAACATCAAACTGTACCACTCCTTCTTGGAAGAAAACGTCTAAAGTTTCTTCAAGTTCGCCAATAAGATCGGACGCCTTCGCATTAATGCGGTCTTGAATTGATACGACTTTGGTAACAGGTTCTTCCGTAGCTTCCTGCGTTTCCACAATGTCTTTCGTGAGGTCTTTAATCTTGATTTCAATCTTCTCCCACGTACCGCTTGGAAGAGTGCTTCCATTGAGTAGGAGTCTACAGTTCCATCCGATATTGTGGAGGTCGATTGCCTTAACCGACGATAGCTTTCTAATAGTATGTTTGTCATATTTGATAAACTTTAGGTAGGATATCGTGAAAGACTTGGCATCTTCACTCGTGTAAAAGTAATTGAACCAGTTATAGGCCATGGCCAATTCAGATTGAGTTGCGTTCTCGGTGACAGAAGGTTCTGACCCAAGGTACTTTTCATCCGCAAACTGTGGGCGTCTTACGGTTGCGCTTTTCACTTTCTTTTCCTTTGTCATAGTTTCCTCAGGATGATATTAGACATTATACTAATATTCCCGCCAAACATCAAGACATATTTTAGGTCTTCCGGCTTGGTAAGGATTTCATACTTACCTACTTGTTCTAACAAGACTTTCAGATATAGGCGTAACATTTCCTTTGATTGAGCAAGGGCAATACAGACATGTGTTCCGTGCCCCCAAGCCAAATGTTTCGTCTTATCCGTCCTTTGGATAAGGAACTCATCAGGTTTATACCATCTATCTGGATCACGATTAGCAGACTCCAAACATATAGCAACTCTATCACCAGGTTTCAAGAATGTATCATGTAGTATAACGTTCTCTGTAACAGTTC